GGTGAACACGATGATTTTGTAGATTCGACAACTCAGGCTATACTGAGATTTCGTCAGGGTAACTTCGTTAGATTAGCATCAGACGAAGAGGACGATGATCCGGTACCTAGAGAACGAATATATTATTGAGAGGTAACAATATGGCAAGAAAGATCATTAAAGAGGTAGCAAAGAAAACAGCTAAAAAAGGAGCTAAGAAGTTTAAACCCGATCCTAACAGACCACAAATTACAGGGCGAGGTCAGCCAGAGAAAGGAACTGTAGGTGCTCAAAAAACACCTAAAACAAAAACAGCACCTAAAACAAAAGCAACACCTGCAAGACGTGGAAGACCCAAAGGATCTACCAATAAAACCACAGGCGTAACAGCTCAAAGAAGAAGCGCAAGAGCAACAAAACCCAAAAGAACAGCTCCAGTACCGGGTAAAATACCTACAGCTGTACAAGCAGCAGCAGCCGCACCCGCAGCTGGATTAACAGCGTTAGCTGTAACTAGCAATAGAAAGCCCTCTTCTAAAGCATCTGAAGTAACTTTTGGAGAAGCTTTTAAAGCAGCTCGTAAAAAAGGTGAAGGAACTAAGTTTACCTACAAAGGCAAACAATACAGTGCTGTAACCAAAGATGATCTTAAAAGAAAAGGTTACGATGCTAACGAACTCAGGCAATACATGAACAGAAAAGGTAAAGCTAGAGGTCCGTTGAACAGATTGGGACAAGGCGTTAAGAAAGTTCTTTTAGGTAAGGACAAGAAGTTCGGTGGCGATAAAGGTGCTATTGATTTCATCAGAGGTCGTAAAAAGCCTGTTAAGAAAAGTGGCAAGCCAGGATCTAGAAAGATGGCTAAATTTAAAGCTGGTGGAGCTGTGATGGCTAATAGAGGTTTAGGCAAAGCCTATATGAAATCTAAAAGGTAAACGTGCCTAAAAAGATAGCTAAATCTTTAATAAAGAAACTTGTTAAAGAAATTAAGGAATCTAAACCTACTAAGGAACAAAAGAAAAGATACCGTACAGGCAAACAAGCTTACAAATCTTATGTTCCAGAAATACAGGAAGCTTTAGACGAAGCTTATGGGGGTTCAACTTTAAAAGTTATTAAGCCTGTTAAAAAGAAAAAAGGCGGTTTAGCTATCAAAGGTCATGGTAAGGCTTTTTTAAAAGGTGAGAGATAATGGCAGAAGTAGACAAAGCAATTGATCCTGAAGAACAAATAGAGCTTCAAGTCAGGAATCGTGACAAGTCTATGGATATTGAAGTCGATGTGACTGAAGAAGATCCTGAACTTGATTCATTTGAAGAACTAGAAGACGGTACGATTGCTTTTGGCAGTATGCCAGAACCCATATTAGATACAGACTTCTCTGCTAACTTAGCAGATTTGATGGATGATTCTGAACTCAACGTCTTGAAGAACGATTTGATGGACAATGTTGACGCAGATAAAGACTCTCGTTCTGAATGGGAAAACACTTATCGTGACGGCCTTGAGTTCTTAGGCATGAAGACAGAGGAAAGAGCACAACCATTTGAAGGTGCTTCAGGCGTAATGCACCCTTTGTTAGCAGAATCCGTAACTCAGTTCCAAGCACAAGCCTATAACGAATTACTACCATCTCAAGGACCAGTAAAGACACAGGTATTGGGCATGACTACTCCTGATAGCGAAGCACAAGCTTCTCGTGTGCAAGAGTTCATGAACTATCAGTTAATGCAAGTCATGAAAGAATACGATCCTGAAACGGATCAAATGTTATTTTATCTACCTTTGTCCGGGTCTGCTTTTAGAAAGATTTACTACGATCAAAACATGGGTAGAGCTGTATCTAAGTTCATACCAAGTGAAGATTTGATTGTGCCTTACGCTGCCACTGATTTACACAGTGCTACTAGGATTACACATGTTATCAACATGTCTATAAACGACATTAAGAAACTACAACAGATGGGTTTCTACAGTGATGTAAAAATAGACTCTGGAAACATGTTGGCAGAAGAGACTGACGAAATTCAAGAAGAGATAGACGAAATACAAGGTATAAGTCCTAGTTATAACGATGACGATACCTGTAAAGTTTATGAAATACATACAGAATTAGACATACCGGGATTTGAAGATCTCAACGCACAAGGCGAAGAGACAGGAATAAAACTTCCGTATATCGTAACCATAGCTAACGATAAAGTTTTATCCGTTAGAAGAAACTACAGAGAAAACGATCCTTTGAAACAAAGGATTGATTATTTTGTTCACTACAAGTTTTTACCAGGTCTAGGATTTTACGGCTTTGGTTTGACTCACATGATTGGTGGATTATCAAAAGCTTCAACATCTATACTGCGTCAGCTTATAGATGCTGGAACGCTTTCCAATTTACCTGCTGGATTTAAAGCTAGAGGAATCCGCATACGTAATGATGATCAGCCCTTACAACCTGGAGAGTTCAGAGATATGGATGCTCCCGGTGGTAGTTTGCGAGACGCTTTTGTTCCGCTACCTTTTAAGGAACCGAGTCAAACCCTACTCTCTCTCCTAGGGATCTTGGTAGATAGTGGTAGGCGTTTCGCATCTATCGCTGATATGCAAGTAGGTGATGCTAACCAAAATGCACCTGTAGGCACAACGGTTGCTTTGTTGGAGCGTGGTACTCGTGTGATGAGTGCAATCCACAAAAGATTACATTCAAGCCAAAGAATAGAGTTTGAAATACTAGCAAAAGTATTTGCAGAGTCATTACCGCCTTCATATCCGTACAACACTGCGAATGGCAATCAAATGATTAAGTCTATGGACTTTGATGACAGAGTAGATGTATTACCTGTATCAGATCCTAACACTTTCTCTATGAGTCAAAGGGTTATGATGTCTCAAGAACTATTGAGAACAGTACAAAGCAATCCAGAGATTCACGGTCCGCAAGGAATATACGAGGCTTACAGAAGAATGTATTCTTCTATGGGTGTGCAAAACATAGAACAACTGTTGCCTCCACCTCCACAACCACAACCTGTTGATCCTGCTAACGAAAATGCTGGATTAATAGCTGGTGTGCCACAACAAGCTTTTGCAGGACAAGACCATGATGCACACATCAATAGTCACTTGTCTTTGTATGGAACGATAACTGCACAGGCAAATCCTATGGTGTTATCTTTGATACAAGCACATATCTATCAGCATATTTCATTTAGAGCTGCTGAAATTGTGGATCAGCAGAATGCACAGAATCCTGAGTTCCAAACAATATTCCAACAAATACAACAATTGCCACCAGAAATAGGTATGCAGTATCAACAGAAACTGCAAGAGAATGTGGCAAAAGATATAGCGGCAGTTGTTTCAGAACTTACAGAACAAATCAATGCCTTGTTTATGCCACCTCCACCACAGCCAGATCCTTTGGTTGAATTGAGAGGAAAAGAACTAGACATCAAAGCTGATGACGTGCAACGTAAACGTGAAGAGTTTGCTCAGAAACAAGAGTTTGATGCTATGAGAGCTATCGAGAATAACAAACTTTCAGAACAACGTTTGGCTATTCAGAAAGATATTGCTATCATGAAGGACGATATAGCTAGAGAAAGGATAGATCAAGCTGCACAATTTAAAGCAATGGATATTATGAGAGGTAACAGATGAGTTCAATCAGAAAAGAACAAGCAGAATTACATAAAAAACAACTGAAGCTAGAAGAGGAGCAAAGAATCAATGCCAATCAACAGAGCGTCAATGAAAATGCAAATATCGACATCGAGAAAATTGCGAAAAAAGCCGACAAAGAAGCGGAAAAAGTACTCGCAAAAGTTGTTAAAGAAAGCAAACCCAAAAAGAAAAGGGGTAGGCCTAAAAAGAAATAGAATTAAAACTAAAAGGTAATACTATGGAAAAAACACAAGGCGTAAAATCAAGCGTTACTATCAAAGACCAAGGCACTGTTAATTACTCTGAAGCAGAGAAAGTTGCTAACGGTAGTGCACCTAAACCATATGGAGCAGGTAAATCTCGTGGTGGCAAAGCTGCTTTGAGAGGAACTAAATTTAGCGGAATCTATTAATGGGGTTTTTTAAAAACCTACAAGGCTCTACAGCTGCTCCACGTTTTCAAAACCAACAGTTTGGTGAGGTAGAGCGTGTAGAGCGTATGCCAGTCCCTCCACGACCTATGCAACCTAGACCTAGTTTAGTTGTTGGCGGTCCAGCATTCTTTACCCCTGAAGGCTATCAAGCTCCTGTTCAGCCAGAACAAGCTTTCATGCCTACGGATAGAAGACCAGATCCTATAGGGGATAATTTCAGTAGACCATACGAAAGACCGATTATGCCTATGCCCATGCCTAGGCCTATTGATGTCCCTCAAGATAGAGCACCAGTAGTGCCTATAGAACAACCTAAAGCAGCACCACCTGTTGGTTCAGGACCAGTAAGACCAATGCCAATGCCAATGCCACAACCTACACCACAGCCAAAGTATGATCCTTTTGCTTATAGTGATTTAGGCAAAAGGGCACTAGGTGGAGAATTTATTAATAGAATGACATTTTATTATTTTGATCCAACCACAGGGAAATCTGGTAGCACTACTCAAGGTTACAGTAGAGTTCCTGATTCAGCTAAACCTTATATTTATTTGAATAAAGAAGAAGCAGATAGGGCTAGAGATAAATTTTTAGAGTATGAAGATACTGGCGGTGCAGAAACTCCAGAACCAAGAAGAACACCTGTCACTATTCCGACACCAGCTCAATCTATGCCTATGCCGTCTCAAACAACGCCAGAGTATTCTATACCTTTACCACATGCTCTTAAGGTGTTTTCGATGACACGAATAAACCCTGAAGCACGTCAACAGTTAGAAGCAGCTATGAATGAACGTAAAGCTTTTGATATAAGTGATGTAGCGGGTTCATTAAAACGTGGTGCAACTCCATCACAGCAAGATATATTAAATACATACACACCATATTTACTAGGTTCTGGGGCTCCTGAAAAAACTTTAGCTGACATTAAAGCTTTAGAAGATGCTGGTTTTGCTTTAGAAGGAGCTACGCCAACTGGTGATGTAAAAATACAGGGTAGCAGTTTCACCAATTTTGTACCTAAAGAACCACAACCACCATCACTTTTAGTTCCTCCAATTACACCTAAACCGATACCTACGCCAATACTTGATGACTAGGTAAACAAACATAGGCAGGAGAGAGCCAATGGATGCTGTAAATTTAGCAGAATATTTTTTTAAGACTTTAGACCAAAGAGAACAGAACGCAGTTGACATAATTGCGAGTGGCAATATAAAATCGATGGAGGATTACAAATACCTGATGGGGGAGTTATCAGCGATTCGCTCTCTCAGAGAAGATTTAAGAGAAACGCTGCATATGGATAACATCGATGAATGAAAAAGTCGCAAAAACAAAATTTGAAGAATATAAAGAAAATCTTGCAAAAGAAAAAGTTTCAGAACTAGACAAAGCTTTTGTAACACAAGAAGAAAGAGTTCTTGATCCAGAGCTACTAAATAAATCCCTACTAGACAGAATGCCAAGCCCATCAGGGTGGCGTTTGCTAGTTTTACCCTATAAAGGAAAGGGAGTTACAGAAGCTGGAATCCAATTAGTAAAAGAAACAGTAGACAGAGAGGCTTTGTCTACAGTCATTTGCTATGTACTAAAACTAGGACCGTTGGCTTATCAAGATCAAAATAAATTTGGTGATGACCCTTGGTGTAAAAAAGGAGACTGGATACTGATAGGTAGATACGCTGGAACTAGATTTAGATTGGAAGATGATCACGAAGTTAGAATAATTAATGATGATGAAGTGATAGCAACCATCTTAAACCCGGACGATATTAAATCTTTATAGGAGCAAATAATGGCAGAAGAAGCACAAAACATTGAAGAATTAGAAACCATCGATGTAGAAATTACAGATGAAAAGATAGAAAAAGCTGCAGTCCCTGCACATAGGAGAGTAGAGGATGAGGTTCAAGAAGAGTCTGTAAACATTGATTTAGATCAAAACAAGGAAGTTACCCCCGTAACTGAGGATGAAATCAAAGAAGACTTTGAAGTTTCTCCTCAAGTCGAAGAGAAGGCTAAAGATCAATCAGATATAGAGAAAAGAGCCACTCTTGCACAGAACAGAATTAACAAAGCAGTAGCACAAGCCAAAGAGTTTCAGAGAAGAGAGTTGATGGCCGTTCAATATGCTAAAGAGTTAAAAGAACAAAATGAACAATTAAGGCAGTCTCAAAAGTCTTTTCAAAATAGTTATGGAGATGAATTTACGAATCGTGTTGAATCTCAAATAACTTTAGCAAGACAAGCTTTAAAACAAGCCACTGAGTCCCAGGATCCTGAAGCAATAGCTACAGCTACAGAAGCTTTGACAATGGCTACCTCAGATAAGGCTAGACTTGAACAATACAGGCAAGAGCAAAAAAGGTATGAAGAACAAGAAGCAGCCTATAACGAACAAGTTAAAAATCAACCAAACTACCTTGAACAACAACAACCAGTTCAAGAGTATGAAGATCCATCAGACAGAGCTAGAGAGTGGGCACAAGAGAACACTTGGTTTGGAAAAGACCAAGTTGCAACTTCAGTTGCCTTTGCGATTCACAATCAATTAGAGAACGAAGGGTTTGACCTTGAGTCTGATGAGTACTATAGTGAATTAAATAACAGAGTGCGACAAGAGTTGCCTCATAAATTTAACGTGGAAGCGGACAAAAAACCCGTCCAAACAGTCGCTTCAGCCACACGCAATACATCGACAGGACGCAAACAAAATCGTATCGAGTTGACACCGAGCGAACAAGCACTAGCTAAAAAGCTTGGAGTGTCATTTAAAGATTACGCAATACAAAAAGCGAGGTTAGAAAGATCATGACAAAAGATAAAGAAACAGTGATTCAAAATGAAGATGTTAGAGCTTCAAGAAGTTCTGATACTAGAGCAAAAGACGAAAGACCAAAAGTCTGGAAAATGCCTTCTGCTTTAGAACTGCCAGAGGAAGTTATACAAAAAGCTGAATCTGAAGGTATAAAATATCATTGGATTAGAGAATCTGTACTAGGGCAAGATGACAAAACGAATGTCTCAAAAAGATTTCGTGAAGGATTCGTCCCGGTAAAGCCTGAAGAAATATCTGGATTTCACGATCTTCCTACAGTCGATGATGGTCGACATGCCGGCGTTATAGGTGTGGGTGGGTTGATACTGTGCAAAATTGATAAAGAAATCGCAGATCAAAGAAACCAATTTTTTGAACAACAAACTCAAAACCAAATGACTGCCGTAGAGAACGACCTAATGCGTGAAGAGAATCCTGCGATGCCAATTTCAAGTAAAGTGTCATCAAAGGTTACTTTTGGAGGAAGCAGTAAGTAATTACTACTTCTATAATAAACATTAACTAGGAAACTATTATGGCAAATACAAATGCTAAATTCGGTTTAAGGCCTATAGGAAAACTTGGAAGCGGTGCTAATAGCACTGGTACTACTGAGTATAGAATTCTTTCAGGCACAACCGGAAGTATCTTTACAGGCGACCCAGTAGTAATGAAAGCCACAGGCGGCATAGCTGTTGCTGCGGCTGGAGATTTATTACTAGGAGTCTTTCAGGGATGCCAGTACACTGATTCAGCGGGAGAGGTGCAATTTTCACCTTATTTCCCTGATGGTACTGTGACATCAGACGCAGTTGCTTTCGTAGTTGACGATCCTAATGCTTTATTTGAAGTTCAAAGTGCTGCTACAGGTAGTGTTACACAAACAGTTGTTGGCTTAAACGCTGACATTGTTTATGCTGCTGGTAGTACAACCACTGGTAAATCTAATGTAGATCTCAGTGGAACTATGGCTACAGGTACAGCTCAATGTAGAATTGTTGGATTTTCCAATGATCCAGAGAATAATGCTCTTGGAACAGGAAGTCTTTCTACAAACGTCAACATGATTGTTAAAATTAACGAGCACTTCTATGCTCAAACTACAGGAGTTTAGTAATGGCGATTAATCGATCACAACTAGCTAAAGAGCTAGAACCAGGGCTAAATGCTTTGTTTGGAATGGAGTACGACCGCTACGAAAACGAACATGCTGAAATCTTTGAAACCGAGTCTTCGGACAGAGCTTTTGAAGAGGAAACATTGATCGTTGGTTTTGGTAATGCCAAAGTGAAAGCAGAAGGAAACGCTGTTGAATTTGATTCAGCTTCCGAAGGTTTCACTGCTAGGTATTCACACGAAACCATAGCTTTAGCGTTTGCTCTTACAGAAGAAGCAATAGAGGATAATCTTTATGACCGCTTGGGGGCTAGATATACCAAGGCGTTAGCGAGATCTATGGCTCATACTAAGCAAGTGAAAGCTGCTGCTGTATTGAATAATGCTTTCTCATCTAGCTTCACAGGTGGAGACGGTAAAGCACTTGTTGCTACCGATCACCCTTTAGCTGGTGGAGGAACATTCTCAAACAGACCAAGCACTTACACTGACTTGAATGAGACTTCGTTAGAAGATGCTTTAATCGCAGTATCAACTTTTACTGACGACAAAAGCATGATTCTTGCTCTACAAGGTAAGAAGTTAATTATTCCACCACAACTACAATTTGTGGCAGATAGACTACTTCAAACTCCAGGCAGAGTCGGAACTTCTGATAACGACATCAATGCTATTAGGAATATGGGTATGGTCCCTGAAGGTTATTCAGTTAACCACTTCTTAACAGACAACGATGCGTGGTTCTTGTTAACAGATTGTCCAGATGGATTTAAACACTTTGAGAGATCACCTCTTTCAACTTCTATGGAAGGTGACTTTGATACTGGTAATGTCAGGTTCAAAGCTAGAGAGAGATACTCATTTGGATTCTCGAATCCAAGAGCAGTGTTTGCATCTCAAGGAGCGTAAGTTCTAGAGAACGTCTTGAAGAAAAGGGGGCTTCGGCTCCCTTTTTTTTATTTCATTTTTACTAATATCTGTTATACAATCGAAAGAACTAGGATAATAAATTGTTCTATAGACTGACCTAGCAGACAAGCCGAGACTATAGAACTTATTTCCAAAGGAGGAAATTATGGCAAAATCGACATTTTCAGGACCAGTTAAATCTTTATCTGGTTTTATTTCAGCAGGTAATGCAGCAGTAGTAAGCTTAACGGCTGACACTACACTTACAGTAGCAGCACACGCAGGTAAAATTTTAACCACCAATGATGCAGATGGTAAATTTACTTTACCAAGCATAGTAGCAACAGCACCAGGATCTGATGATGATCCTAATCAACTTAATAACTTAGGTGCAAGTTTCTTCTTTGTTGTAGTAACAGCAGCCACAGATATGGACATCAAAACAGATGGAACAGATAAATTTGTAGGTGGACTTTACACAGGCGTTAATGATGCTACAGGTAAAACTTTTATATCTGGTGCATCTAACGATGTAATTACTTTGAACGGAAGTACAAAAGGCGGACTCGCTGGTAGTATTATCAAAGTAACTGCTATAGCTTCTGCCAAGTATGCAGTAGAGGGTATTACACTAGGTTCAGGAACTTTAGTAACACCATTTGCTGACGCTTAATAGGAGTAAATAATGGCTGATACAGTAACTTCCCAAACTATTCAGGATGGTGAAAGAGTTGCTATTTTAAAGTTTACCAATGAATCTGATGGCACAGGTGAATCATCTGTAAAAAAAGTAGATGTTTCTGCTTTAAGTGCTGACAGCGAGGGGAGAGCTTGCACAAAAGTTTCTATCGCAAGGATTTATTGGGCAACTAGAGGTATGGGTGTTGACATAGAGTTTGACGCTTCTACCAATGTTTTAGCAATTCCGTTGCCAGCCGACAGCACAGGAGATGAATATTACGATGACAGATTTAGCGGTATACCTAATAACGCTGGATCAGGTGTTACTGGTGATATTGATTTCACAACTGTTGGTCACTCTAGTGGAGACGCTTACTCAATAATTCTTGTATTAAACAAAAACTATTGATAAATGGCTACCCGGAGGAGAGCTAAACCTATACGCAGGACTACCAAAGGTAAGAATGCTAATTACCGCCCCACGAAAAGTGGGGCTGGTATGACTAAAAAAGGTGTTCGTGCATATAGAAAAGCTAATCCAGGATCTAAACTAAAAACTGCTGTAACAGGCAAGGTTAAAAAAGGCAGTAAAGCAGCAAAGCGTAGAAAGTCTTATTGTGCTAGATCATTAGGACAATTAAAACGTAGTTCTGCTAAGACTAGAAATAATCCTAACTCAAGAATCAGACAAGCTAGGAGGAGATGGAAGTGTTAAGAAAAATTAAAAAAGTTTCTAAAGAGCTTAACAAAGCATCTAGGATGCACAAGAAACAATCTAATACTTTAAAAAAATTAGTAAAAAATGCCAAAAAGAAAAGACCCAAAAGTAGGAACAGGAAAAAAACCAAAAGGTAGTGGCAGAAGACTTTATACTGATGAGAACCCCAAAGACACTATCTCTATAAAGTATGCAACTGTTCAAGATGCTAGAGACACAGTTGCGAAAGTTAAGAAAACTAGAAAACCTTTTGCAAGATTAATACAAATATTGACTGTGGGAGAACAAAGATCTAAATATGGAGGCAAGCCAAAACAAGCTGAAATATTCAGAAGAGGCAAAGATGCTATAAGAAAAAAACATGGTAGAATAAAATAATGGCAAAGAAAGCAAAGAGTGGTGGAAAAATATGCCCAAAAGGTAAGGCTTGGGCAAAGCGTACTTTTGATACATATCCTTCTGCATATGCAAATATGGCAGCCTCTAAATATTGCAAAGATCCTAACTATGCAAAAAAGTCTAAAGGAAAGAAAATGAAAAGAGGTGGCTTGGTTAACATAAGAGGCCAAGGCATTGTAATGAGAGCAAGACTTAGGTAATGGGACAACTTAAGCAATGGCGAGAACAAAACTGGGTTAGGATAGGCACAGACGGTTCTATCAAGGGACCGTGTGGCACTAGCAAAGATAAAAAAAATCCAGATCGTTGTTTACCAAAGGCAAAAGCACAAAGCCTATCAAAATCAGAAAGAGCTAAAACAGCTCGCAAAAAGAAAGCAGCCGGGCGAAAAGGTAAAACCGTTGTTGCTAATACAAAGAAAGCTAAAGTCAAATTAAAAAAAGGTGGAGAGGTAAGAAGAATCGCTAGAGGATGTGGTAAAGTTATGTCCGATAGAAGAAAAAGAACTAAATTTTCTTAGGAGTAAATATGTATAAAAAAACAAAAGGCTATAGCAGTGGCGGAAAAATGAAGTCCAAAGGCATGGCTATGGGTGGAATGATGAAATCCAAAGGCATGAAGAAGGGCGGAATGATGAAGTCAAAAGGCTACAAAAAAGGTGGCATGATGAAATCTAAAGGCTACAAGAAAGGTGGCATGATGAAGTCTAAAGGTATGAAAATGGGTGGAATGATGAAGTCCAAGGGATACAGAAAAGGCGGAATGATGAAATCTAAAGGTTATAAAAAAGGAGGGAAAGTAAAATAAAGTGGCATATTTGCAAAGTAATATCCCACATTTTAAATGTTGGGTTAGGAGAGAGTACACGCACAACCACGAAAAATATCACGGAGAATTCTTACACGCTATGGCAGTTGCAGTTACAACAATGCCATGTCGTTGTCTAAGTTTTCAATTGATATTTACAGGCATAGAAGCTGAAGGAGAAGAAGAAGACACAGTACATGGTGGAGCAATGTGGGCAAGAATGCCTATCACTGCTCTAGTAGGTGATACTCCTTTTGAAGAATGGCCTGAACCGATGGCAGTTCACGATGCTCAACCTTGGGATTGTTCGTCTCATCATCACGCTGTTTATGTTATAGATAGGGCAACACCTTGTCCTTGGATGGCAAAGATTGATGGTAATTTTTATCCAGCTAAATATTTGTTTACTGTTGATTATGCAGAAAACGAAATAGCTGATGATCCAGCTCAACACAAACAAAGTCATGTTATGGAGTTACTAGATGCTGGTCCCTGGACAGGAAACATAGTTGCACTACCAAACAACCGAGTTAGAGTTACACACCCTGCTTGGTTTGAAACAGGAACAGGTGCACCTGATTTTAAACCATCTGCTCATATACATTATTCAAAGTCTGATTTAGACTACACGTTGGATATAAACAGAATTTTTGATAATCTATATGCAGAGGACGAATAATGGCACTTTCAGGTAGTACAGATTTTGAACCTAATGTAGCTGAGTTTGTAGAAGAAGCATTTGAAAGGTGTGGATTAGAACTTAGAACAGGATACGATCTAAAAACAGCAAAGAGATCTATAAACCTTATGTTAGCTGAATGGGCTAATCGAGGTTTAAACCAGTGGACTGTAGAACAAGCAACTCAAACAGTCACCGAAGGACAAACTGACTACACACTAAATGCTAATATAGTTGATATATTAGATTGTTCTTTAAGAAGAAACACAAATGGAACTGATTTAGATTTACAGATGTCTAGGATCAGCAGAAGCGAATATTTAAACATTCCCACTAAATCAACCAAATCTAGACCCTCTCAGTTTTTTCTTGATAAGTTAAATACACCTGTATTAAAAATATGGCCGTCTCCAGAAAACAGCACAGATGTATTAGTGTTTAATAAAATTGTAAGGATGGATGATGCTGACAAACCAACTAATACTATGGATATGCCTTTTAGATTTTATCCTTGTTTTGCAGCTGGACTTGCATATTACATAGCTATAAAGAAAGCCCCGGATAGGGCGATTCTTTTAAAAGAAATGTATGAAGAAGAGTTTGAAAGAGCCATGAGCCAAGACGAAGATAGAGCATCTTTCAAGATTGGATATAAATCTTTTGCTTAAATATGGCATACGCAGTAGGTAAATTTGCAAAAGCCATCTGCGATAGATGTGGCTTTGAATACAAACTAAATCAACTAAAAGAAGAATGGAATGGACTAAAAACGTGTCCATCATGTTTTGAACCAAAACATCCTCAACTAGAACCTTTACCTCATGTAATAGATCCTGAAGCTCTTTACAAACCTAGACCTAATCAAGACCTTGGTGTGGGTGAAGGATTTGTTGTTGTTGTTTATACTGATATTACTAAAGGCAACTCTATGGATCCAAACATAGTTGGATCAAATTTTGTTGTAGATAAAATGACAGGCTCAGTTGGGGAGGTTACAATCACGACATGACGTTAACTGAATTAAAAACACTAATACAAAACTACACAGAGAATGATGAGACAACTTTCGTTAATACATTAAACGATATGATCATCAATACTGAAGAGAGAATTGCAGAGTTAATTGAATTTGATTACTTCAGAAAAAATGTAACAGGTTCTTTGACAACTGGTAATACTTATCTTACAGCTCCTACCGATTTTAAACTTAGTTTTTCTTTAGCTGTAATAGACAGTAATAACGATTACCACTATCTAGACAAAAAACACACTAGCTTCATGCGTGAATATTCTAATGATGCAGTGGACACCTCAGAAAGAGGAAGACCTTTGTATTATGCAGACTTTGATAAAGACCTATCTACTGCAAGCAACAATGGTTCTACTTTAATAGTTTCACCTGTTCCAGATCAAACTTATACCGTTGAGTTACATTACTTATACAAACCAACAAGTCTAACTTCGCAAACAACAGGAACTTGGATGTCTAACAATGCTCGTAACGCACTACTTTATGGATCATTGATAGAGGCATCTACATTTATGAAAGGTGAGCCAGAGATGCAAGTTGTTTATGAAACTAGGTTCGGTCAAGAAATTCAAAGATTAAAAAATATGGCTGAAGCTAGAGGAAGAAGAGACGAATATAGATATGATTCATTAAGAAGCGAAACTACATAAGGAGAGAGATATGGAGAGAATAAAAAGCTTAGAAGGCAAGAGCGTAGCTATTGTAGGATTGGGAGGAAGTTGGCAAGACTATAATTTGGCTAAATCACATGGAGCACAATTTGACGAAGTGTGGACTATCAATTCAGTAGGATCTGTAATATTTCATGACAGAACTTTCATGATGGACCCAGTTAGTAGATTCTTAGATACAGATGATGCTGGGGGTCAAACGAGTGGAATGGTAGAAGTTTTGTTAAATGACGACAAACCCATATATACCTGTGAACTAGATGATAGATGTAAGAATCTGATTGAATATCCAATTAATGAAATATTACAAGAATTTAATTGTTGTTACTTAAATAATACAGTTGCCTATGCAATAGCTTTTGCATTGTGGAATAAAGTATCAACGCTAAAATTATTTGGAATAGATTTTAGCTATAAAGGTAACTTGCATTTTGCAGAGGCTGGCAGAGGCTGTGTAGAGTTTTGGCTATCAAAAGCTATGCACCTTGGAGTTCAAGTTGAAGTTGCAAAATCAAGTGGATTATTAGATACCAACGTTCTTGCACAAGAGAAGTTGTATGGTTATCACAGACTCCAGGATCCTTTGGTAATTATGTCTGACGGAAAAGGCTATATGGTTTCAATGAAACAAAGCGAAGCTATGGAGCTACAGGAAGAAGTAAAGGAACAAGAACCTATTCTTATAGATAGAAACGATAGTCACTTAAAACCAAGAGATAACGAGCCAAAGGTATGGTAGATGAAATAACACCTACGGCAATACCAAGTTTAGGCGTAATAGAAACTAAAACATCTAACTTTGGTGGCCATCCTCCTGAGTTTTGGGCAGAGCGTTTGACTGAAAAAATAGTTGGTAGTTCTGAAGAACTAGAGCCACATGTAAAAGCACAAGCAAAAGCCTATGAAGAACAGATAAAACAAGTCTGTTTGATTTACATAAAAAATGCTATAAAATCCTATAAAGCTACACTAATTCAAGAGTTGTTAAAAGCTGGTGAGGAAGATGTGGCTAAAATTGTAAAAAGGATATAAATATGGCTATCACATCAACATTAACAACTAGCTTCAAAAAGGAGCTGTTAGAAGCTGTTCATAACTTTAAAAACTCAGGTGGAGACACATTTAAACTAGCACTATATACAAGTTCTGCTACTTTAGGTGCTACCACAACTGCGTTTACTACTACCGGGCAAGCATCAGGAACTAATTACACTTCAGGTGGAGCAAACTTAACAAGAGTTGATCCAACCACAGGTGGAACCACAGGTTTTACTGATTTTGCTGATTTGACGTTTGGCACAGCTACCATAACTGCTAGAGGTTGTATGATCTACAACTCAAGTGACAGTAATAAATCTGTTGCTACAATAGATTTTGGTGGAGATAAAACTTCTACAGCCGGTGACTTTACAGTGGTTTTCCCTGCGGCAGCAGCAAGCACAGCTATCATAAGAATAGCTTAGTAAATGTCAGGTTGGGGTCGAGCTGGCTGGGGCGAAGGTCCCTGGGGACAACCCGCTTCTGTACCTATAAGCTTCACCATATCTGGTGTAGCTGCAACTTCTGCATTAGGTTCTGTAAGTGTAGACGCAGAAGCTAATGTAACTCCTTCTACTTTAGTTGCCACTTCTGCTGTAGGATCTGTAACTACAGTAGCAGCGGCTAATTTAACACTTTCAGGACAAGCTGGAACATCTGCTTTAGGAACGCCTACAACAGATGCAGAGGCTAATGTAACGCCCACAGGACAATCTGCTACAGGTGCAGTATCTGGTGTAGGTGTAAATGCTCAAGCTGTAGCTGTATGTCCAAGTGCAGTTGGCACACTAGGTTCGGTTTCAGTTGATGTTGATGGTGAAGCAAATGTTCCTGTTTCTGGCCTTAGTTCAACAGGATCTGTTGGTTCTGTAACCATACACCACAACGCAAGATTTGATATTAATGGTGTTTCTGCTACAGGATCTGTAGGATCACTTACAGTTGTTGCTAAAGGAAACGTAATTCCAACAGGTGTTTCAGCAACTGGAGAAGTTGGCGAACCGTTTGTTTGGAGTCTTATAGATGAAACTCAAACGCCTAATTATACTGACATAGATGAAACTCAAACCCCCGGTTGGGAAGATGTTGCTTAACTATGCAAGAGAAAGGTAATATAATCAATTGAACGGAGAAATGAATGGCTACGTATGTAAATAATTTAAGACTTAAAGAAATCGCTACAGGTGATGAATCTGGAACCTGGGGCACAAGCACAAATACTAACTTAGAGTTGATCGGTGAAGCTTTAGGCTTTGGAACAGAGGCTATAACAACTAATGCTGATACACACGACACTATAATTGCTGACGGCTCTACTGATCCTGGTAGAGCAATGTATCTTAAATATACAGGAACTTTAGATTCAGCATGTACGATTACTATTTCTCCTAACACTGTAAAAAGATTGCAGTTTATTGAAAATGCAACTTCAGGTTCTCAGAACATAATAATTTCACAAGGTTCTGGAGCTAACATAACTATTCCAGCTGGTGATACCAAAGTAGTTTACTTAGACGGTGCTGGATCTGGAGCAGCCGTAGTTGACGCTTTTGCTAGTTTGAATGTAGTAGATCTTAAAGTACAAGACGATTTAACAGTTACAGACGATGCAACTATAGGTGGCACTTTAGGGGTCACAGGTATAGTGACATTAACTGATGATTTGATTATTGGTGACGGTAAAACTATAGGCTCTGCTTCTGATGTAGATGCTATAACTATAGCTTCTAATGGACAAGTGACTTTTTCTCAAACACTAATTGGGACTGACTTGGACATATCTGGTGACGTTGATGTAGATGGCACTACAGAAACAGATGCACTGACCATTAATGGTTCAGCCTTAAAGTACAAAGCATTTGGTTCAGGATCCATAATGTTTGGTGATGATGCAACAGGCACTATAAGTTCTGCTGATTCTAATACAGGAGTAGGTGTTGATGTTTTTGCAGCCTTGACTCAAGGAGATAGCAACGTAGCTATTGGCCACTCAGCTATGAACGCTACTACAACTGGCACAGATAACGTAGCCGTTGGAACAAGTGCTTTAGCGGCACAAACAACAGGCGGTGATAACGTAGCTATCGGACATTTAGCTATGTCAACATTAACAACTGCTGGTAACAACGTGGCTGTAGGCGATAGAGCTATGCAAGCAAGCACTTCTGGTGAAAACAATGTTGCCGTAGGAACTTTAGCT